GTCGCAAAACGAATAGTACCCCGTTCAGTTACTATATAGTCAGTATAAGTATGTCCTGTGGAAGATACTATTTCTTGTACTTTAAGGGCGTCTTCCGGTAACTCGTATTCTTGGCTACAGTCGTCTATAGTAATAACTGCAGAGGAGATGGAGCTATAACTCGTAGCTACATCTTCCTGTGCTTCGTTTAACCACTGCACAAAAAGAGCATTATCCACACTATCTTCTACTAAACCTTCAAACGCTTCGCGCATCTGCCCTACGTTCATTGTTCGCTCCCTCCTCTAATAGCTACTTATTTCTCTTTTTTAGCCTTTCTTGCTGGTGCGTTTTGGCTCGGATCTACTACTTCAATAATAGCGCCCTGCTGAAACGCTGCGGACTTTTTAATCTGCTCAATTTCTTTGGCGTCTGTAGTTTCATATAAATTATTCTCGAACTTAATAGCCTTATCATGGGTTAATTGTAAAACATAATTAGCATATCTCTGAACAAAAAACTTCACGTTGTTCCCCCCTTAGGAAATGGAAAATCGGGGGAGAGTAAACTCCCCCGTCAACTTTTACGATGGGAAATCTACGTTCTTAATGATGCCGTGAGTCTGGGGCAGTTTCAGCATAAAGCCCCCCTCGGTGAGGTACTCATCAAGGTAGTAGTCTGCGTCGTTAGGCTGAATATTGGTATTCAAATGAGTATCTCTGCCTTTCAACGGTCTCCATGCCACGTTGTCAAGGTCAAGCACAACGCCCATCTTGCCAAATACGCCCCCGAACAGAGGATGTGCAATTAAGTTTAACTCTCCGTGAGCGGAAAGATAGCGGGTAATGGCTAGCCCATAAGTTTCTTCACCAACTACAGTCTGCAGCTTTCCTGTGCCCCAGCTATTGAGTACAGAAATAACTCTAGCGCCGCAGAACATAGTCTTACGAGTAGAGCCGTATTGGAAAACCTGTTCCATAAACTCTTTCTCGAAATTAGCTTCCGTTAAGGCGTTATTAGCATCATAAATAGCACAGTCGTTGCCTAACAGAGAGAGAACTCCACCAGTGGTGCGGATAACGTCTGCTCCGGAGACGTGCTCGGAGGCTTCCCCGAACCAAATAGATCTCTCAATGTCTACAGCATGCTCGATACCTTTCTTCCGGCGCTGATAAGCTCTGTCAGAGCCACCAAACAGCTCAGAGGCTTCGGAAGTTTTACTAACTTTAACAGAAGTACGGAAAATCTGTGTGTAGTTAGTTTTAGTTGCGGTTACTACGCTAGTAGCTTCTGCGGCAGTGTCGCCTTCTTTAAAAGCGTTACCGATAATCAGTAAATCTGTATTGTTGGCTATAGAGGTAGTAGCGGCAGTAGACCCATAACTACGAATAACTTTAATTTTTTTATCCGCTGCAGTATCCGTAACCTCCGTAACACGCATTGTTTCACCGGATGACGGAATTAGCACAATATCTCCTACATTAAAGATAGAAGCATCGTCTACCGTAAATTCAGTGTCCGCAGCACCATAACCTGCAGAGTTGTTAATTTTAGTAGTACGCCCCTGCAGGTCATCTTCCAACCAGCTGTACTGCGGATTAATGGTTGGTCTTGTTGCGAGCTTTTTTGTCAACAGGATAAGAGGCGACTTATTAGGTTGCAGTAGCGCAATCTTATCCGACATATCCACCTTGCGGCGGTCTTGGTTAATATTCTTGGTTACTCTTAAACCGGAAATCATTGCCATATTTATCTCCTCCTAAACAATAAATGCATTTTTCTTACCTCCTGCTCCGAGGATGTCTTCAGCTATGGCCTCTTCTGGTGATTTCTGTTTCTGTTGTTTTTTAGCTTGTTGCCGCTCCATTGTTGCGCTTCTCTTTTCTGCTTTCTTCCGTTCAGCGGACTGCTTCCCTGCCGCAGCAGCGGTAGAAAGAGCCTCATCCACTCTGGAAGCTTTTACTAATTTATACGCATTTTCAATCGGGGCGGGAGATTGCCATAGCCACGGATTCCCCTCTAAGACAGCAGGGATATCGACTGCGATTTCATCAAAATCAGCATACCGTGTTTTTAATTCCAATACCTCTAGCTTAGTTCTAATAGCTGCGGTTTCCTCATCGCGTTGCGCTTGTTGAACAGGAGCCTGTGCGGGTATCCTATTCATCATGCGGGCGTTGTATTCCGCTACTACTGCCCCAGCTTGCAGAGGATTAGTGCGGAGTAGCTCTACAAATTTAGGATGGGTAGCTAACTCCAACGGAATCCCCGTAGATAGTGATTGAGCAGGTACAGCCTGTGCTTGTTGGGACGCTTGTGCGGCGTTCTTTGGCCGCATTTCTTGGAGAAGGCGGGTCATTTTTGCCTGTAGATTCTTATAGCCTTTTTCAAGCTGCTCTACAGTATCGTATCTCCCAGCATATTTGCGAGGAGACTCTTTCTCCTCTTCTCCTTCTACCTCTTCTGCACCCTCCTCAGACTGGCTGCTTTCTTCCTCTTCGGTAGATTCTTCTTCTATCTCAGAGTGTTCCTCTTCGGAAGCCTGAGATTCTTCAGCGAATTCTTGCTGCTCGGACTCTTGGGAGTGTTCCTCTTCGGAAGTCCCGGTCTCAAGGTTAGTAAAGAATTCATTTGCATTAAAGCCCACAATATTACCCCCTAATCTTTAGTTTTCATTACTTTATTTATCACCAAATCTATAGCGCCTAAGCGGCCCTGTAGATTAGCAATAGCGGCACTGTCCTCAGGAGCGGATTTTATTAGCTTAGCAATATACTCCGCTTTCCTCTCCTCCATATACGTCTTTAAATACTGCCAGCCCGGAGAATTCTTTAACTCTTTAAGTAAAGCATTATTATCTTCGCTCATTCATCATCACTCCTCCGGAAGTATTTACAGGAACGGTGTCTGCTGGCACAGCCCCTTCTGCTCCTAATATATCTTGCTCAGTCATTCCCCCCATAAGCTTGCGCATCAAGGCTTCTTGGGAGTCAATCACGATATTCTCCACGTCCTTAATATCCGCACCTTCTAAGATGCGTTTAAGCAACTGCACGTGGTCTATATACGGACTGTCCTTCATTAAATTGTACATATTAATTAAATTATCCAGCCTAGCTTGCTTATTTACTACAGGCTCTATGGTTGTGCCTAATGGCATAACGTCATATTGCCCGATAATATCCTGCGGCGACACATTAATAAACTCCATGCCTTCTGTCCCTAAGATGCGTACGGCTCTTTCCGAAGTTAAGAACTGCTGATTTAAAGCTACAAGGAGCTGTCCTAATCTCCGTAAGCCTGTATCCTCCATCAAGCGTACTTTCAACTTAAAGCGTTCATCCGCGCTTTGTGACAGAATGGAGGCTGTAGTGGCTGTTTCTCTACGGTCAGTTGTTTCCCCTCTGGTATAGTCAAACACTCCAACAGCCCTATCCATGTCCTCTCTAATACGAGAATCTTCCATATAGGAGCTAGAAGCAATATCCGTAAAGGTTAATTCCTCAATATCATTCATATCGTCTACTTCAATAATACCGCCTGCCCTAGAGCGTAGCTGTTTAAAGTCTATATCAGCTCCCCGCAAGACTTTCCACATCCGATTAATAAGAAGATTAACATTATCCATACGGGCATTGCGCAAACTATTTAATTCGTACTGCATATCTCTGGCTATTTCTACTTCGCCTTTACCGTAAAATTCATGTGGTACAAAAATATCTACCAGCCTCAGGAAAGGCTTTTTCCGATGGTAGAAGGGGTTTTCGTCGTTTCTTACCAGTATAGAGTCGTTTACTACCCCAATTACACGATCGTCTTCCCAGTATTCTATCAAGACGATTTCATCTTCTCTGCGAAGCGGATTGCTCTGCATCCCAATGCTGCTGAGCCGCTCATCTCTACCACGTTGCTCTTCGCTAGTAGCAATAGCTTTCTTTACTTCGTCAATATTTTTATACAGCCCATCTTCAGCTTTTTGCTCTAATTCTTCAATTGTAGGATAGCTCCGATGAATACAATATTTAGCAGAGTCAATATCTTTAGCATCAGGGTCTACAAAGAAATCCCACAGGTCAATGTGTTCTACATAAGGGTCATCCACCGTGACTTTTGTTTCTTTAACAGGCTGGCTGCCTAACGGAATACCAAAAATCTCTACTAAAGGCTTAGTAACAGTAACTTCTTCTTCTTTATATTCCCAACCCACTTTAAGAATTCCTGTACCATAAATACACGTTTCCTTTATCCATGATGCTGCTACAGAGAAAAACCCCATTTTCTGAGTCAGCTGATAATCCAATAAATTTTCAAGTGCCTTAGCATTACGCACCATATCGCTACGGAGAGGTAGAATTCCTAGCCACGGACGAGCAGAGAACAGCCCCGCCATGATGCGAGGAACTACAGTTTCTATTATACTAAACACATAGGGAATAAATAAATTAGACCCGTCCGGTTTCTCTTTCGCCGTATAAGAATTATACAGCTGGTACAGCTCTAGCCATAAAGATTCTCGGGGCTCCCGGGCTGTTTTTGCACGTTTAAAATTATTTACTACATAATCAACTATTTCTTTGTCCTGCGCCCTATCAAAATCCATTTCCCCACCTCCTTAATACCCCGTTACTGTATTCCGGGGCTCATAGACAGAATCTACATGAGTGCTCTGATGTTTGCTCGGTTTACGCCATATCTGTAAAATGTACGCCACGCAGTCTACGGTATCGTCATATTTCCCAAACGGAAACTCTATCATTTCATCATACAGAACTTGCATTTCCTTCTTAATGAAAAACGCCCCATTTTCTACGAACGGCTGTAAAGCTCTCGCCCGCCTAATCTTATCCGTATCCGCTTTAAGCTCTACTAGCGGGATAAAATTACCCCTCGCCCGCATTTGCTCGCGGATAAAGTAAATCATAGATTTCTGAAACGCTACTGTCTCAATGCCTACCTTTAAAGGCTTGTATTTTTTACAATACTCGAAAATTACATTAATCGTTTCCGGAGGCGTTAAGCGTTCCCGGGTGTATTCCCTAATGTAAATATTTCCCTCCGAGTCTACAGAGCTAGCACAAACTACAGTATAATCCGCTGTTTCTTTCTGAGAAATAGCCAAGTCTATAGTAATAAAGTTGTAAACCTTATTAGGCAACTCTTTTTCGGTATAAAATTTAATATGTTCAGGTTTAAAAACCGCATTTTCACTAGACAGAGGATTCAGCATGTACTGACTATTAAAAATATAAGTTCCCTGTGACTGCTTTAATTCTTCTAACCTTTTCTTACCTAAGCGTGACGGGAAGAAAGGCTCTCCATTCGGCATAATAGCAGGACGCACCATTGTTTTAAAGGAAGGGTCTTTCAGAATATCGTTATACATATCGTCCATGTGGTACCGTGTCCCAATGATGATAAGCAACCCGCCTGGCTCTAACAGGGAGTAAGCAAACCTGTAATGCTGTTTTACCTTTTCAATCTGGTCGGCAGTAGTAACGTTTCTCTCTGATACTAAATCGTCCATTATGATAATGTCCGGGTGCATACCAGTTGCCGCTGTTTCTACCCCTGAGCAGAAAATAGAAGGTTCTTTTGCCCGGATAGTCCGATTTTTATAAATAATACTATCTTCTGTCCATCCTCCCGAGATCTCTCGGTTCGGCGCCAAAATAAATTCCCCTTCGTCATCTATACAAACGGACTTAAGCCTCTCGTTATTTTCTATCGCCGCCTTAATTTCTGACAGAAACTTTTTAGAGTTTTTAAAACTTTCATTATCTATCAAAATACGTAAATTTATATCGTGCCACTGCGCCCAGATAGGGAAGGATACGGTAGCTATTGTGGATTTAAACACACCACGGGGAAGCATTAACAGCTTCTTAATGTTTCCTTCCTTCTGTGCTCTTTCTACCCGCTCTGCCCGGGTCATGTGTAGCCACGCCAATAAGTCAGGTTCCTTCGTAATAAAATCACAAACTTCTTTATGTGGCTGTATCTCTAGGAGGTCATACCCCATAATGTACTTAGTAAACGTATAGAGGTCATTATACGCTGTTCTGCGGAGCTTTTCCACCTTCGCTAATAGGATCTTCTCCCCCGACGGAAGTTCTGTCATCTTGCTCCACCACCTTAGCCGTATTCTCTAACTCAATAATTTCCGCTAGCGCCTTGTCCGCCACACCATCAAAATAATTTACCACGTTGGTTACAGCGGTATTCTGCCCAGCCTTTTCTTCTTTAGTAGCAAGCTTCGGTATTCTGTTTAAAATATCCTGCGCCGCTGAGAGCCTTACCTTCGGGTCAATAAGCGGGTCTAACATAATTCCCCGCTCTACTTCAATCGCTTCCTGCGCAATATGTACTACTTTCACTTTAAGCTCATCTATTAGCACATCTGTGAACAGCTCTATTAATTTCCGGAAATCTTCATTCGTACGCTGCCACGTTAATATCGTCCCTGCGGGCATATTCAAAGCACGCGCCGCCCCATTGATAGACCCAAGCATAACAATTTGTGCTGCAGCATCAATCATCTGCTTCGATACTTTCAATTCCCCCACAGAGAAAAGCTTCTTCAAGATTATACGCCCCTTTAACATATTCCGTTATTTGTTTCGCTCCATCAAGAAGCACCTGCTTACGTTTTATTCTACGTAACTGTTTATACTGCGGCGTCATTGTATAAATACTCGCCTGTTCTCTTGTAATACCATATTTCTCAAGCGTTTCATTTGACATATCCCAACCAGTTTCCGCCGCACCTTCCGCCAACTTCTGAATTATCTCCATTTGCCGAGGCTTAGGTTTAAAGTTAGGCGAACCATAAAACTTTTGCTTTTGCTCATATTCATTTTTGCCTTCTGGCATTTTGGCTCTAAGACTAGCTATATAGCGCTCCAGTAACTCTGGACGCCTTTCTCGATACCTCCTAGCATCGCGGCGCCACTTCGCCCGCGCCTTTTCTGCTTCTTCAGGCGTCATTTCTGATATAGGTTTATAGCCGTTCTTTGCCACCACGCCTCCCCCTTAAGAAAAATGCCCCTATACCAGGATAGGGGCGAAGAAGAAGGATAATAATAGAATATAAAGGATGATAATAGAGTATAAAGAATGTGGAGTATAGACACGTAGCCTATCCTATATACATACTACCATATTTATCCTAAAGATGCAAACTTTATTTTTCAAAATTCATATAATTTAATATTTTTTTTCGTTAAAATTTCCCTTGACAATATTTTCATTTACATTTATACTAAGATTACGCTAACAAAATGAAAAAAGAAAGGAGTAGTTTTATGAACGAAAAAGAAAGAAATCTCAGCAAAGTGCTCGCTTGGGTACACACTCCCGTTTACAAGCAGGCTCGTAAATTAGCTATTGATTTAGACCTGCCGTGGAGAATTGTAGTAGAGGAGGGGTTAAAACTTTTTGTAAACACTTACACAAACAAAAAAGAGTACCTAAATAAAAAGGAGGAGTAGTGTATGGCATCCTATACGGTTACAACTATTCCTTTATTAGAAGTTATTCAACACTACTTCTCTTACACTCCTTCGGACTTCACGAAACAGGGAAAGAATATCTATCTTGCTAAATGCCCCATTCACAAAGAGAAACGGGGGACAAGTCTATCCATTTATGACAAGACAGAAACAGGAGGAGGCTGGGACTGGTTTTGCTTCGGCGCCTGCCAGAAAGGCGGCACTGCTCCAAAACTTTTAGTAGACGCGGGTCTTTTCCCCACTATGGAAGAGGCTGTGGAAGACCTACGGAAAACCTTTAAACTGACGTTTCCTGACCTTGTGACACTGGAGGCTTTCGCGGAAGCTAAAGGATTATCTATAGATTTCCTCAGCTCAAGAGGATGTTCCTATCAAGAAGTAGAAGTAAAACGCGACAAAGGCACTGTGTCTCTTAAAGGAGTAGTTATTCCGTTTTACGACCGTTCGGGCAAACCTATCGCGAAGAAAATTCGGCTTAAATTTACAGGTACGCCTAAATATGCCTTTTTAGAAGGCAAAAATACTGTGTATGGATTAGACCTACTAGACAGTTTCACCACAGAGTATATCTATATCTGCGAAGGTGAAACCGACGCCTTAACCTTATTACAGGCGGGCTTTCAAGCAGTAGGTATCCCCGGCGCGGCTGCGTGGCAGTCTAGCTGGGCGGACTATTTTCATAAGTTTAAGAAAATTATCGTTCTATCCGACAACGACACCGCAGGGCATAACCTACTATTAAATCTCGCTACTGCTTTCCCTAAGAACCTTTATACCGTTCAATTACCTCGGAATATTAACGATATTAATGACTTCTTTGTTTACAATTTCGGGGCGAACCTTGGCAATTTCCAGCAGTTTTTCCGGGAGGCGAAAGTCATTCCTGCCACACCGGAAGCGTTTAAACTAGAGTTGCAGCAAAATCCAGAGCTCTTAAGCAGCACAGCTTGTTGGCGTAACGCCCTAGCGTGCATCGGTACTAATGAAGTTAAACAACTATTATTCGTGGAAGAATTAAAGAACGCCCTTCCTATTACCAAGTCTCTTATTGTGAAAGCATACAGAGAAGCGATGAAAGGACAAGCTGCCCTAACGTCCACAGAAAAGAAAGACTATAACATCTTCATTCGGGACAACTGCTATTACCGTAAAGTCTTAACCGAGGCAGGCTACGAGGAGATTAAGCTCTCTAACTTTGTTATGCACCTTGTACATACTATTGAGAGCGACGGCGACCATGTGCGGATTTGCCGCCTTGTCAACGAGCAAGGACAGACTAGCCGCCTTGTACAGTTCGACAGCGATACCTTGACTAAACCTTTAGAGTTCATGTCCGAGTGCAAGAAAGCCGGGAACTACATCTTCAAGGGAGAGTTCCGCGACCTTATCTCGTTGAACGAGCTTCTCCTTGACCAGGAGACTAATATTATCCATTCGCCAGACCACATCGGGCGTATCGGTAAGGTGTGGCTAATGGGGCGCTACGGCGTGGATAGCACAGGGAACGTGGTAGAAGCAGACAAGGACGGCATCATCGAGCTAGACGGAGAATCTTACATGGTGCGCAGTCTCAATGTGGTAGACGCTAACGACGCTACGTATTTGCCTGTCCTGCCCGAACCTTACGACATTACACCAGAGTACCTACAGGACGTAGCCCGGACGCTTAAAGCTAATCTCGGGGGCTTCGAGGCGTGGCTGGCGCTCGGCTTTACAGTGGCAGGGTGGCACAGCCGAGAGATTTACCTTGCTAAAGGAGACAAAGCATACCCAATCTTCTTTATCTCCGGTAAGCGCAACAGTGGTAAGACTTACCTTGCCCGCTGGCTAATGAGTGCGTATGGCTTTCCCCATATCGAAGGCAAGAGCTTTTCCTTACCTTCTATCGTCAGTATGACAAGGAAGCTAGGCTACTACAGCTCCTTGCCCCAGTGGTACGGAGATTACCGCAACAACATTAAAGACATCAAATTCCGCAATGAGTTTATGCTCGGGGTTTACAATAAGCAAGGCGCCGACAAAGGCACTCGCCTCGGCTTCGGTGTCCGCAACGAGCCTATCCGGGGCTTCCTGCTCCTCGACGGAGAAGATACCCCACAGGACAACGCTGTGTTATCCCGTTGCACTGTGATACAGGTAAGCGCCTACCAGCGAGATGATACTCTACTAAACCGGATGCTCGACCTTGTACGCTACTTCCCAGCTATGGGGTTACACTTCCTACAGAAGAAGCAGCGCGAAGGCTCGGATGAACTTTTATCCCAAATATTCAAAATTCAAGAAGAATTAGAGCAAGCCGGAATAGATGCACGGCTCGCTAAGAACACCGCCGTTTTCGCAGGCAGTTTCCTCTACGGCTTCGGTAAGTATCTTACACAGGAAGAAATTGAGGAGTTTATGGCGTGGCTGCGCCTCCGTACAGAAGAAACTAAAGAGATTACCGAGAGCGAACATTCTGTGGCACAGTTCTTCAGCGATATGACCGTAATGATGGCAGATGGTAAAGTGCAACAGGGACACCATTTCTTCGTCGCAGATGGATACATTTATCTATGGTTTAAAGCCTGCTATGACGCATGGAGGCAGGAGTACAGAGATGTGGTACAGCGAGCTGTCCTTGCTGCGTACTTCGATAAAGAGCCCTTCTGCGTGAAACGTAATCACCCCTATAGAATGTCTGCACAGGTAGGGGTAGTGAAGACTACCGTGCTAGACTATAAACGTATACCTGATGAGGATTTTCGGAGCTTCTGTGAAGCTTTAGATAAAGAGGAGGAATTTTGATGAATTGGAGGTTGACGAAGGGAAATGAAAAGGTGTAAAAAACTTAATATTTTGGGCTCTGAGTACGAGGTGGCGCTTAAGAAAGAAATAGATGAACCTAAACTGAAAAATTCAAACGGATATACAGAATTTTATGCAAAGAAAATTATTATTGAAGACATAACCCCTAAAGAAGAAACAGTTGAACGTTTGGATTTGGTTACAAAAAAATTACTTAGACATGAAATTATCCATGCGTTTCTATTTGAAAGCGGCTTGGACGCAAATTCCGAATGGGCAAGAAACGAGGAAATAGTTGACTGGATAGCGATTCAATTCCCGAAACTACTTAAAGCTATTCAAGAAGCAGATGCTCTTTAGCGAATAAGTGCCTTGCTTTAGATGAAGAGGAGGAATTTTGATGGTGGAAATCAAGACTAAAATCAAGACTAGGATGGAGTGGAAAGCCTTGCAAGCTGTGCTGGAACACGACCTTACTGCGGCGCGGGGTAAGGAGGAAGCCCGCAAAATACTAGACGTCTTGGAGAATTCTTTGCTCTGGTTTTTCCAGAAACATTACATTGTAGATAAATCACGCATTTGGTAACAGGGAAAAGCTTGACAAGATAGATTTTAAATGTTACAATGTAACTAAATAAAAAATAAGAAAGGATGATGTTTTATGGGAGGAAAAGGAAGTGGGAGACCGCGTGGCTGCTACACTGGGGTGCTGTCACACCCAGAACACAAAAGAAATTTGGTGATGC